CCGTTCATGCTCCAGTTATTAGTACCGTCTGCCGTTATGACTCTTATTGTCATTTCTGTAGGTAGAGCTGTTGATTTTAAGAACTTTAATTTTACGCTTCCATCGGAGGCTTTTGCCGTTGGCGAAGGGAAGTTTGCGACAACACCTGTTTGCCCCGTACCGTCTCCACTAGATCTTAATTCAGACCCATCTGATACAGCTATATCTGCTGATGTATAAGTTACCGATTCTGAGTTAGATAGGTCGTAAGTATACCCGTTATAGTTATATGTATCAAGCGTTGATAAAGATGTTATCAGTCCCTCTTGAGTAGCGTCTGGTAATACATCACCAATAAATAGTGAATCTGCTACAATACTGCCATCATAGACTAACTGAAGTCTAGTCGGTGTGTTGTAACCCTCAAAATCAACCGTTACGAAACCTATGTCCGTTCCTAAATCTGATCTCATCTCATAAGCCCCTGTATTTGCGGCTGTAGTATTTACAGCTACACCACACTCTATAACTGGGGATACATAATCATACACTAAATACAAATATTGTTTTGACGTAGGATTACTGTAAGTAAATTCACCCTGAACATTTACAGGGTTAGATGACGGTACCTCAGGAATATTAGTTAATAGAGGTTTTAATAAGTCTATCTCAGACTCAGTATAGAGTATATCAGATAAATGGTACTGGAATCTATCTGCCTCCCATGATGCTGTGTCGCCAATTTGAGGGGCATACTTTAGTCTTATTGTAGATCCATCAACAGGGAACTCACCCTGTGATGCTATACCAGTTGATCTTCTATAATATGATACCGGACCATCGCCGAAAGTAATCTCTTGTTGGTATACTAGAGAAGAATATGTTCCGTTAGTCCATTGGTACTCATGGTGTATAATCTTCTCATTCATTTCGTCTGTATTCTTGACAATATGAACAATAGTAAGTGATTTATCTGCTATACAGTTTGCTTTAATAGTAAAAGTAGATTCTTCACTTGGTGTTACAGTAACAGTACATTCGTTGAGTCCTATTATGTCTTTGTTGAAAGATAATTGACCGCTTCCAGTTACGTCTGCATTGGTAACTTCACTTCCGTTATAAACAATGGTAATATTACCAGCCCCAGAGGTAAAGTTATAGTCAGTATTTACATTTCCTATAGAATCATTTAGCTGTACATTAAATGTCACAGGTGTAGATCTATCTTGGTAAGATAATTCTGTGCCACACCCTACTGATATAGGTGGTAGTGGTCTTTCATAATTACCAAAAGTTAGTACATACTCATTCATGTATGGATCAAATCCACCAAGTTTTATTTTATTAAAACCAGTAGAAAATTCATCCCTGAACCAAGACCTCATGCCTAATGTAGAGATAATATTCAACGACTCTCCTTGGTATGATCCACCCTTAAGGTTTAATACCATTCCTCTCTTTGAGTCCGTAAAGAATACATCCCCAGATTCCGTAGCAAAGCTCGCAGTGTCATTACTTATTCCGATCTCTTCAGTTCTAGCTATCTGTGTACCTAAAACTTCAGGTATAGATGTTATAGCCCCTCCAGCTGCGGCATCAGATAATAAGTTCTTCCCAGTTAAAACATATGATATTTTGTCTTCTTGAAGAACTAATATATCTGTCTGTCTTCCATGTAGCTTGTTTATAGGTCCAAATGAAGCCTCTAAGCTCTTGTAATTTGCTAGTGCTAAATTGAACTCATTTAGCTTGTTTATGTTCGTTTGTTGGTTATATACACCACTATATGTTATATCAAAGTATCTGTTAACCTCTTTGTAATCCTCTAAAGAAACAGCCGTAGTACGAGCCCCTATCCTAAAACCTGGTGTTGCAAACCCATCATTTATTTTAAAACTCTCAACTCCATTTCCAAATGAGAAACAGTTATACAATTCTAAATCAATAACTGCTGGCCCTGTAGCGGTTTGGTTAGATACGTTTCCGTAGTGACCAAGGGTAGGCACGTCTCCAGTGTATGTTGGAGAGTTGAGTAATTGTATAGTTATGTTTGAGGGTGATAAAGGTATTGTTAATAGGCTAACACTTCCTACTACAGCCTCAAATACAAAAGATGCCCCACCTGGTGTTATCGTGGTAGTTCTTACTTCACTTTCAACACCTGGTGTTGCTGGTGTTGTATATTGTATAGTTTGTTGGTTTGTCTCGTTACCCGAAACAGTCACCCCGTATCGACCTATATTACTATTTTTTATTGACTGTATAGGATAACTCTTACTGCTTTGGTAGTATATCTCCCCAGCTATTTCCTCTGGTTTAGTCTCAAAAACAAGTATGTCACCAGGTCTTTCAATCTGGACTGAAAGCTCATTCCTAACCTTATGGCCCGTCGAACCGCCGCTAATTGGTGATTGGTATAACCAACTCTGTGTAGGATCAGATGGATTCTCATAATATTTTATTTGAAGTTCTCTTTCTACGCTAGGAGAGTCTTCGTCATAATTTCTAACAGTGCCGTTGTATCCTGGTTCAATAGGTACACCTATCCCACGTCTTAAATCATTGGAGTCACCCACGGCAGAGAACCACTTAACCCTGTTTTCATCTCCGTCAGCAGGGCTACCCATACCGCTGTTTGTGTTTGGAGGTGTGAAGTTTACGTTCTCACCGTTTATAAACTGATTTATATCTTCGTAATCATTTTGAGCCGTAAATGTCCCAGTAAAATAGTAGTCAAAACTGTAAGAACCAAACCTGAAGGATCTTACAGAAATCGTGATTTTTGATCCAGCTGGTATATCTATCTTTTGATAAACACCAGGGACCTCTGGGTCAACTAATTCAGACATCCATAATGCCGCTCCACTCTGACTACTACTTTCAGAATTAGTTCTTCTGTCTATAAGTTCACTTTCAGGGTCGCTAGATATTGAGTAATTAGTAGCCCTTAATTTCATATACAATCCAGCTGGATGATCTCCGCTTACGTATTCAGAATTATAAGAAAGAGCCTGTATATCTAGCACTTTAGTTTCAGTTAGGCTTGGGGTAGCTCCACTTGAATCAGACTTGACTATTAATGTATCCCCAACCTTGGCCTTTGTTTGGTTATCTCCTTCAAGCCTAACCCACCAAGCACCGCCATCGTTTATACTTTGATAGTAGAACCTAGAGTATATGGTCTCGTAATCACCCTTACTAGGCTTTAAAACAAACCTATACCTACTAGCCCAGCTTGGAGCAAGACTGTTTAGGGTTACCCTTATTATATTCTGAAAAGTAGATAATTCAGCGCCTACAAATATACTGTTCGCTGTACTAACAAGAGCCGTAGATGCTCTCTCATACTCATCAAGGTACTCTATAGCTACCTCGTAATCTCTATTACTGTGTAAACTTTTTGATGTAGTGTCATCAATAAAACCTGCAACTGTAACTGATGTTTGGAAAAACTCAAAAGCCGATGCTGTTGGAGGCTCTGTCTGCGGATCTATTTCATATTGTACCCCTGGTATATTAAATGTAATCACAGTTCCAGATCGAGTAGTCTCTATTTCCTTGTTAAGCACGAACGCAGGTGGATCTACTCTATAAGTAGCCCCCTGTACTTTTCTCCACCCATTAGCGGCTATTATGTTGGTGAAAAAAACATCAGTCATACTGTTACCGTCAGCAGTATTAGTCCATAAGTCTGTTAATTGGATAGCCTCATTCCACTCGGTGCTAGTTGCTAAATCTAGAACAGATGTATAATCCCTTGGGAGTTGGAATGACCAAGACTGTTGTATGTCATTCTGTGGGGTCATTGGATAACCTGCATCACCATCAAACTCGGCGTGTAATATGTTTAGATCTATAAAAATAGTAAGCCCCTGTACCAGTTCTACGCCATCAAAATCTACCGTAAAACCTGTTGCTTTAGATGCTGGATCGTAAAAGTTTGTTGTTTCAAGTTCAGAGTCACCTATAAGCTCAGAAACAAGACTTAGACTGTAATTAATATTAGTGTCTATGTCGTATCCATCAGTATAGTTTCCGTACATAATTCTATTACCCATCAAGGTTTGCTCCTTAGCTACCTTAGGTACATTGTCAAATAGTCTTAATAGTTCAGATTCCGGAAGTGTTGTGAATATTTTTTGATTGCTAAACTGTACACTCTTAACTTCATTGTTGCCCCATCCTTCTTCTGATTTATCAAACTTCTCAATCACATGAACTACGTTTGAGTTTGAAAGTTTAAAACAAACATCAATTCCAATTACATGTTTTGATCCTGTGTTAAATGAAACGTTAGCAGAGTTAAACCTGTTCCTCATTCCAGTCATATCATAATTACCAAAGTCTAGTCTAAAAACACCTGGTAAAAAAGCAATGTCAGAGAATTCAGACAAGGCAGAGTATTCTCCGTCTTTGTATTTATATCTATAAGAAAACCTAGCGAACTTATCCTCAATAAAATTCTGACTTGAAGATGTTTTTACTAACCCAACTCCAGGGGCTTCAATAGGTGGCTTAACAATAACAGATATATCATCCTCAGTTATTTGATCCTGACCTGTTATAGGTCTTGGATAAGACCTCTTAGTATTTATTTTTCTTGGAGGGTTTAAATTGTCTGTAAAAAACAATAAATCATCTATAAGGTTTATAGATTCAATCCTGAAGTCAGTAGAAAAGTTTAAAACATCCGTACTAATAACGTGGTATAATAATGTTGAATTATTAAAGTTGTACGATACTATCATATCCACCGTAGGGCTTGTTACGAACCAGTAGATAGTTTCTTGCTCGCCATCTTCAAAAGCTCCAATACAAGTCGCATCAACAAGTGGGGATGAATTATAAGTTAAAGAGGTAACTAATTCGTTACCTTTTGCATTCTCAACAGAGCCTGATTCTCCGTCTTCATCAGAAGATATTCTAATGTTTAATGCGTCTATATAATCACCCTGAGGTATAAGTCTTTCGTCCAGACTCTTGTTCATTCTGGACCCAATAAAGTTGTTATTTATATTCATTCTATTTTATCCATTTATTTTGACCTCTTAAATTCATAAGTAGTCTACCTGGGTGAATATTGCTTAATCTTAGCTTAGCATTTCTTAATAGTGCTGATTTTTCTTTTCTAGCCCTGTTTACTATGTATTCCTGAATTCCAAACTTACTGCTAAGTATTGAATATCTTATGTAAGCATATATAAATTCTTCAAAAAGTTTATTGACATTTACTTTGGAATCATCTCCATTTTCCATTCCATCAGAAACATACTCTATAACAATGGCTTGATCTGCCATGTGAGAGCTGAAGTTTATGACACCACTTTTCTTGTCAACCTTAAACGTTGGGTTTGTATTTGCTGTCTCAGTGTTTAAACCCATTCTCCCCCCTAGTGGCATATCAAAGACCCAATTACCGTCTATGTTGTAGCCCATTCTTCCGTGCATCTTGCCATCGCCTAGGTAAGGTGTTTTCTGGATGCCGTCTATTCTATCTCCATCTAAAGTAGATGTACCTATTAACACGCCTCCATCCTCATCAAAAAGAACACGGCAATCATTGTCTTGTAGGTAACTTTTAGCAAAATTTGTTTGTATATTCTCAGAAAGAGGCCTCAATATTCCATCCTTGTATAGAGAGATTCTGACCCAGTTTACGAAATCTGGAGGCAGGACCACTCTTAAGTTGTCACAAACTGTAAGCTCAACGATCTTTGTTTCTTTCATTGCATCGTAGTTCAACTCCTGTAAACCACGCTTGGCGTGAAATAATACGTTATATCGTTCAACGTTGTTTATTAATTTATCATTCCCAACATACATTAGCATGAAGTTGTTTACAATGTCAATTAAGTTCACGTATTGGTAACTACCCCAATTGTCTTCTTCCCAATTATTACCTGAGTTCTCGTAGTACTGATATCCTGTTATATATGCCATGTCTTACTGTTGTGTTTGTTGTTCTATGGTCTCCTCGTTTACGCCAAATTGGTAAACATCTTTCTCTCTTATAGATATACCGGCATACTGAAGTATCTTAGCAACCAAAGATGGTTCATCAGACTCTGGTAACTCAAAGTCTTGATAATCAGATCTACCCTGATCGAATACTGGTTCACCACCAGAAAGAGTAGCATAGGTCCACTTAGGATCTAAAGGTTTTCTTATATATTGTAATGTGATCCCTGTTAATATTGTATCTGGATATACCGTTATATCATTCCCATTTAATACATAGGCCGGGAATGTTGCATTAGGAGCTGTTAAATTTGAAGATGAGAGCTGTATTATTTTATTGTTTGATACACGCTCAACCTCTCTAGTTCCATACCTAACTGAGTTTATTAGATAATAATCTTGTGGCAATGGATATATTGGTGCGCTTGCAGAAGATGGGGTACTTATAACTGAGAATGAATCTATAACTTCCTCTAGTCCTTTTACTATATCTGCATAACCACTTCCTGAACGTCTTGCATTTTGTTTATATAACTGTTGAGAGTAACTGTAAAAGTAATCCTCAAACAAGTCTAGTTGTGCCTGCTTTGCATATAAGTTAAAATCTGCCGGTGTGATATACCCGAAATTTTGTTTATTAGCAACCGCAAGTACAGTGTTTCTTACGCTGTTTATCATCTTGTAATAATTTACGCAAAGATACTTAAAAAAAAATAAACCCTCCGATAATGGAGGGCTTATTGATTGTGTTAGTCTTCTAACTTATTTTCTAGCATTGTCATGACCTCAATACCGTCATCTGTTTGGAAGAATGTAGCTAATGTATAAATAGCGTTCTGTCCGAACGGAATACTTATCAGCTTCGTTTTGTTTCCTTTAATATTGAAGTAGATGTCTTTGCCGCTGTTTTTTAATATTAATATTTTTTGATCAACTAACTTAGATGCTAAATTTTGCATCTTAAGCATAGGATCATTAAGTGTATCTAAGAAGTCTTGAGGATCGTTCTTAGCGTATAGCCTAACGTCTCTCTTTAACTCAGCTGTAGACATCTTATCTATGTTTAGAGATAATACCACTCGCCCAATTGTTTCTAGCATTTCGATACCTAAATCACGGGCCTGAATTTGTGCCTCTAACTGATAATCTAAATCCTCAACTTGGATGCTGGCATCTTTCTCTCCATCAACCTCTACGAATATTGTTCCATTCCCTGGGTGTAGTGATAAGAATTCCTGTAGTACTGGATTTGTTCTTGATACATTCAACATACCTCTCTCAAATACAACAGGCTCTAAAATAGCATTGCCATCCTGATTATCTTCAAATGGGGTTTGTTGGTTTGAAGCATACCTTAGGGCTCTATTTGACTGTCCGTCAAAGTGTAGCAATGGCTTTCTTCTTGAATTTCTTGTGTTAAGTGAATAACTTAATGGAGCGGTTGCCCCTAGTAATCGGTAAGTTCTGTCCTTAAGGACTGCTTGTTTTTTCATTTTAATTTAATTTAAAGTTTATAAAAAAGAGAGACCGCTTATTGCGGTCCCTCCTTATTGTTTGATCCTACTTAAATAAGAAGAAGTTATTTGCACCTAAAGTACAAAGAGCTCTCTCAGATAAGAAGTGTACTTCCATAGCATCTTTATCGCTATTTGATGCACCACCAGCTGAACCAACAACCCATGATTTCATCTTACGATCTTCAGCTTCAGAAGCTCGGTAACGTACGTGTAAGAATGGTCTCTTAGCGTTTTTACCTAAAACTTGATCATATACTGAAGTAGATCCAGCAGGAACTAATACACCATTGATAGCTCCACCTACAATTCCACCACGCATAGTAGCATCGTTTAAGTATTTCCAGTCAGACTTATAGAAGTCATATCCTCTACGGAAACCAGAGAAACCTAAGTTTAGAGCCATGTCTGTATCGTTGTCAAACAAACCAAAAGAAGCTCCTGAAGAACCAAAGTTGTTTTGTGAAGCTAACATATTGTCAATCTCAAAAGAGAAAGTTCTATCAACAAATAATACATTCTCTTCGATAGCACCTTGCTTATCTAAACGAGCAACAACTGCGTCCCATTCAGTTAAATCAGCTAAAGCTCCAGCGGCAACGTTTCCTCTGTTTTCTAGTACATATAAAAGACCTTCAGATCCTTTGTTTCCTAAATCTCCAGTAGCAGCAATCGCTCCAGAACCAGCCTCAGCAGGTACTGCTTCAATCATAGCTGTCTCTAAGTAATCTTCAAAACGTAGACGAGTTTCGTGCTCAGACTTTAAGTACCATAAGTATCCGCTTGCTCCATTCTCAGTTGTTACTTCAACCCATCCGATTTGTGCCATATCTGATCCAGATACAGTGTACTTATCTTTGATGATGATTGGAGAGTTCTCGAAAATTTCGCTCTCAGCTTCTAAAGCACCATCCATGCCGTTAGATCCTTTCTTGAATTCAGAACCGTAAATGAATACAGTAACTGATCCTGCGTAGTTCTCTTGACCACCTGCCTCGTAAAAAGCAACAGTAAAAGTAAGTCCGCTAACCGCAGTTACAATACCTTTGTTGTTTAATGTAGAAGCAGCAGTATTATCAGAGATCATAACTGTTTGTCCTACTCTAACAGCAGCAGCTGTAATTCCAGCATCAGCAATAGTAAAGATAGCTGTGTCATCTGTTGCAGCGCCAGCGCTTGTTACGTTTGTATATTTAATGTGTAATCTTCCTTGCTCAGACCACTTAATTAAGTCAGAGTTAGAAGGCATCTCAGCTCCTACTAAACGTAAGAAAGAAGAGACTGATCGGTTTCCGTAACGCTCGAATTCTGCTTCGTGCGTATCAGGTAGATATTGACTTAAGAAGTCAAAATCTGAAATGTAAGATCCAGGAGTTGCTACTTGCGATGGAGTCGGTTGTAAGCTATATCCAGGAGTTGGGTTCACTGTAAGTGCCATAATTTTTGTTTTTTTTAATGTTTAACGTTTTTTAATTTTTAAACCACGCCCGCTGCTTTGATCTACGGCTCGAATCTTGAATCCTGAGTTGTCTTTTAGTTGTTGAGGTGTTTGTCTGACATCCATGTTTATATTTTTTGATTGTCTCGAAACATCTCCAACAGCATCAGCCTTGCCTTTCTCATAGAAAAACTCAGCTAACTTATCAGGGTTCATCGCTGCTGATAATGCCTTGTGATATCCTGCTGCGTCTTTGATAACACCTTGGTCATCTAGGTATCTAGATATAAAGTTGTTTACGTCAGACTGAACTTTCTTCACTTCGACTGTATCTCCAGGACTAAAACTCATCTTTTGGTCTCCGACTTTAAATTCAAAACCTTTGAATTCATCGTTGAACAATTCTTCTGTTTTTTTCTGAAAATACTCAGAGCGCTTTTGATTCTCCTCTTGAACATTTTGCGATTGTGATATATACTCCTTGTAAGCGTTGTAAGACTCTAACTCATTATCATTGACAGGAACACCAGTTGACTCAACCGGAACCTTGTACGTCTCCTTCAATTCGTTAAAATATTTCTTTGCCTTAGCAAGTTCTCTTTTTTTTGCGATCTTCTTCTGCTTAACCTCTGATTCATCATCTAGCTCATCATCATAAGAAAACTTCTCACTCATAAGATATTCAATATCTTCTGAATCAAGATCCTCCTCTGTTGAAGCATAATAATCACGCAATAACTGATCTGGTTTCATTTGATCAAAATCAGCCTGTAGCTTCATAAAATCACTAATACCTCGTCCAGTTTCTTTTTTATAATTTAAGAACGCAGACACATCCTCTGGTAACCCCTGTGTTTCATTAGAAAACAAATCGTCAACAGATTTAATGTCTTTGTTATATTTACTCTTAATAAATGAAAGAACGTCCTCTTCGCCAAATTCTTCGGCTTCACTGACAACCTCTTCGTCAGCAGTAACTTCTTCTTCTACAGCTTGTTCTTCAACATCTGTAATAGTCTCTTCGTGCTGTTCTAATAAAGTTTCTTCAACTTCTTGTACAGACTTTTCATCTGGTCCGGGGACCGCTTTTACTTTTAATTCCATATTTGATTTAATTTATGACGCAAAAATACGTATTATTTAATTTAATTTATTAGCGAGGTTCAAACTCCGCTAGGTCAAAACCATCCAGCGTATCCTCATTTGATTCAAAGTTTATTGGAGGTAAATCCTTCTTTCTTTGTTCTATTAATTTAGATTGCTGTGTGTTTTGTTTACTTATTCTATCAGCTTTAGATTTCTCCTTAATATCCTCTCTGTCACTTAATGCTTTAACTTCAACACCTTTTAATTGCATGTTTAAGTCAAACTCAAGCTTCATTAACTCGGACTTTATTTGAGCCTCTCCACGCATTCTCTCAATATCAAATCCTGCCTTTGCTTGCGCAATCTGCATCTCTGATTGAGTCTCCATCTGAAGCTTTTGTGCCGCTGCTTGTGCCGCCATTTGTTGTGACTGCATCTGTGCCTGTTGTTGAGACTGCATTTTCTGCATCTCATAATCTTGCCTTTGTTTTTCTTTTCTCTTTCGCTTAACCTTAAGTAATTGATTAGCCAGTTTAGTATCCCTAACCTCTCTTATATCAATAGCGTCATCAAGATCAATAGAGTCTCTAGATAGCGCAACCTGTATGTTTGCCTCTAACTGCTGTTTCTCTTCTTCATCTGGAGCCATTTCTATAAATATACCAAAGTCATATATATGCAAATCCTTTATATCGTTAAGTAAATCTACGTTATACTTACCAATCTGCATAACAAACTCATCTTTGTAAGGGTAGTACTCTAAAGCATCAGATATTCTAGACGTCAATGCTACAGCTAAATCTCTACTCACATCTAAACTAGCGTCTAATATGTGTCTTGTTGCTGTATTACTATTTAATGCTGCCATTTTCTGTAACCCGACCAATGAGTTTGGATCTGGCATAGAGCCATCTCTTGCTTCATTTAATCCCGTAACATCCCTAAGCATTTGCAGGTAATGATTATAACTACCTATTAAACTAGCTATTTTACCTTGAGCTGAGTTTTTAGCTAACTCCTGAATAGGAACTCTTGCATTGTTAAAGTCTCCATCTCCAGTAAAACTTCTCCCTATTACACTACCTGTCTGGAAGTACAACCTTAGTGCGTCCTCTGGGTTATAAGCAGATCCATTACCTAGATCAACTTCATTAAGACCATCGGCATCTATAAACACACCATCAGGTACAACCCTTTGTATAACTTGTTGAAGTTTCATGTGTGTCATCTGTATAAGATCAGCAAACGGAATCATACGTCTTAATGTGGATTCTATCTTACCTTTATACATTCTAGGAGCACATGCGATATAATTTGGTGTAGCATGTTGAGAGGCAGACTTAGGTCTCACCATGTTCTCAGACATATCCCATTTAAGTATTATATTTGTCCCCATGACCATAACACCCTCATACCAAACATCTATATTTTTTTCTACTTTCTGAAATCCTCTCTCTTCCATCATTTCTGCTGGAGGATTAAACTCATCGTCTTTTTGTATTACTTTCTCACCTTTCTGCTTGTAAACAAACTTCTTAGTGGTCTTGTAGTTATAGTATAGTAATGTAACCGTGTCATTATTGAATAATGAGTTATTATAAAACTGAGTAGCGTTAAAATGATCATGCCACTGTGAGCTTGATTGAGAAATCTTCTCTAGGTCATCTTTCGTTAAGTCTGGGTCTATTTTAAGTACCTCATTTATAGGCACTGTTTTCACCTCACCCCAGTAGAAGCAATCCTTAAAGTTTGGATCTTCTGTATAGCTATATACCACATTAGCAGGATCTACATACTTAGCGACAACACCAGCGCCTGGCAGGAATTCATGCTTAACAATTCCAATCCCTAAAGTTGTTAAATCGTATATTACTCTTTTCCGTGTATCTTCATAATTATTCTCAGATAAAACAGTATTTATTACTGCCTCTTGAGCTAACTCTATTGATGACTTATAGCTCAACTGCATATGCAATGAAAGCTCATCATCATTCTCTGGTAAATCGTCAGGATTAGTATTGAATGCATCAACATTAAAATCCTCCTTTATTTGACTTAATAAATCCTTTGAAACCATATCAGCCTCAAGGTTTTCTTGGTACTTATTCCTGTTATCAGCAGATAATGCATCTTGTGCGTATGCCTTTACATCGAATAATCTATCAGACATTCCGTTAACTACTATATCTATAAACTTAGGTATAATAGGCACAGGTGTCCAATCCAAATTCAAGTGTGACAAATCACCATCTATTGATAATTCGTTTTTGTATTTTCCTACAGATTGCTCTGCTCTTGCGTAAAGCCTTAATTTATGGAAAGAATCCCATTGATCGTAAAACTTAGAACCTCCATTGTCTTTTCTGAACCATTCATACTGAATCGCCTGACCTATCTTAAGACCAAATTCATTGGTTTTCTTTATAGAATCAGGAACATATTGACTTGGAAAAGAAGATGGGTTAATAGATATATTTATCTCTTTCATCTAATTAATTTACTAGATATTCCGTTATTATTATATCTTGCAAAGTTAATGCTTATTTTGGACTCTTTTTTAACGTTTTTATATAGGTGCTGCTGGTTAGCCATTATAGCTAATCCTGAGCTTATTGAGGCATCAAATTTAGTCCTATTGTTTATATCAAACCTAGCCCAATCCTGAAGTGTCTTACTAAAATACATTGTACCCATCTCATCAGGGGATCTATATGTGCCATCAATATCAAGTCCTACATATTTTTCTATAAAAGTCTCAATAGCGGCTGCGTGAGCCTGTTTAACAGCCTCAGATGAGTTAGGTATGCCACCTAGCTCTCTTTCGGAGCCTGAGAGCTTCCTAGTAGGTTTATCTGGCCTGTTTAATGAGTAATGTCTGTACCCCCTATTCTTGAAGTGATAAAGAAGCCTAGGCTTGTTGTTCTCCGCAAGTATAGGCATTCCGTAAAATATGCAAGCCATAAGTACATCCTCAAAAAATATCTCAGCGGTCTGAGGTCTAGCAACATACTCCAAGAAGAACTCATTAACAGGAGCATCGTCCATGTGAAACTTAGTTAGACCATGAAGCGCACCGTTAGATCCACCACCACCTACTGTACCAGATATATCATAAGAGTCACACCCAAAAGACCCCAAATGAGCGTTCCCAGGCTTTTTTGAACCATTAGAAACGTCCATTCTGTTTTGTAGAATACTATTAGGCAACCAAGAAACTAAGAACCTCCCCTTCGGATCTGGTGTCCATATAACTTTAGTATCTCTTTTTCCATTCTCCCAATGAAAATAACCCCTAGTTAATACCCTGTCTTTTATTAAGTTATCGTTATAATCTATCTGCTGGTATATCTTAGTTAAATTAAATATAGATGACTTGCTTTCATCTCTAAACGCATGTGATTCTGTTCTTGAGAATTGTCTATAGAATTCATTTAACGCATCTGGATCTCCTTTTAGAGAGTCAACCTCAGCTTTCCAGTAATCAATAGCTCCATTTTTTATCATAGAACCATCAACACCTAGAACTAGCTTAGATGGCTTATAGAATACAGGATGTCCATACCTATCAATAAACCCCTCCATGTTCCACTCCATAGGGATGAAAAGTGAATATAACCCGCTTTTAGTTTGACCATTTGAATTTCTTTTTGTTACATCAGAGTCGTAATATAATTGCTTAAAGTTTCTACCACCTTTGTCTAACGCGTTAGAAGTAGAACCCATCATACACTT